GCTAGGAGTTGTGCTGTCGTAAACAAAGATAATATCGCCAACTTTTAACAGCGATGCAATGCTGTCAAAATAACTAACGGTATTAACAGTTGCTTGTGTATCAGCTGTTTTATAAAGATACATTGACGGTGCATTACCTGCTTTAGCAGCGCAGACAGTGACCAGACCAGTTGAAGAAAATGCCATGTCAGCCCCCTATTAAGTTTCGCGGCAGGTAAGTTGAACAATACCTTCCGCATCAATGGTTATGGCACCGGCTGAGAATACTTCGTTTACCAGCCAGCTGGTTTTCTCTGCAATGTAGTTGATCTCAGTGCGCATGCCAATACCTTCAGCATAGCCAAGAGCATCGCGGTGGAAAGCAAAGCATTTACGATCCAACGAAGCGTCGATTGCCAAGCCACCCTCAGAACGATCACCCAGAACGTGGAATTGGAAACCCATGTAAGTATTCAATTCACCCTGGACCAGAGCCTTAACTGTGTTGAAGTCAGACGATGTAACAGTTGACTCGGACAACAGGTTAGACAGGCCATTTGCATGGATGATGATGTGACGGTTGTCTGGTGGTACATTGTTTTTGTCCATCAGACGCTTAGCTTCACGCAGCTTAGCAATGTTCATGTTGCTGTCAGATGCACCAATGTCGTTAGACACTGTAAGCGATGTGCCAGATGCCGCGAGTGCGTCCAGGATCAATTGATCTTGACGGCGACCCATAGCAGATGCGACTACTTTAACCAACTCAGAACGCTCGTCAAAATTGACTTTGGCCTGGCTGAAAATATCTGAATACTCAGCTGCATTCCAATCCTGCAAAGTACAGGTAACGGAACTAAAGCCAACATTCAAAGGTGTTATGTCAGTTTGAGCTACACGCAAAGTTGCGGCACCCTTACCAACTTTAGGAAATTTTACTGTACTGCCTTCGACCCCTCTGCGCTGGCGCACTGCTGGAACCAACATAGCCGATGCTTGATAGGCTTGTTTGACTTCAGCATCAAAGAGGGTAACAAAGGCGTTTGATAGAGAAACGGCCATTTTGATACTCCTAGTTTATTGACAAAAAGTTATTTGTCGCGCCGGTATGCCAGATATTCTGGGCCGATTGCTTGTCAGTTACGCCGACCAATCGTCTGTTTCCACAGCGGTCAGGGTTCAATAGATATCTATTGAATAAGCCTAATAGCGTTTTACTCTTGTTCTTTTTAAAATGCAAGCCAAAATCCCCGCCGGAGCGGGGATCTTAGGTTTATCCGAAAGCCTGGTGAAATAAGCGCTCAACCTTTTGACGGTATGCTGGATCTGATTGGTACCTTGGATCTCCAACCATTGCCTGGAGCTCTTCTTTGCTAGGCATGCCAGTTGTTGGCGTAGATTGAAGTGGCACGCGACCCTCATAAGTCTCGCGCACTTTCATCAGAGCTCGTAGGCCGGTAGCAGTACCGCCCATAATCTTGAACTCCTCAAATTCATCTGGTGACCAAATACCCTTCTTGACCAAACCTCGACCCCAATCAACCATATCTTTAACCATTGCCTGGCCATTTGGTCCTAGCTTTTGCATCTCCACTTTTGGATCCACCATATCGGCTGACATAACGGATTCTGCTGTGGATCGTAGCTTAGACGCTAGATCATCAAACTGAGCCTGGCTTATTCCATTATCTGTAGCCCAGCTAACCAGGCTAGCAGTCATTGGATTTTCATCAGCGTTCTGAGCACCCAACACGCTTACATCATAATTGCCATCAGCCGGTGCATTGTGCTGACCTTTAGATATCTTGCCTCTTAGATCTTTCCAGCTTTTGGCCATACCTTCAAGATCTGGCTCGTTGCTGTCTTTTTTCCAGAAATTCTCTGGCCACCAATCTGGACGCTCAAGCGGATCTTCTGGGCTTGCTGCTACGTCAGTGGGATTAGACCTATGTTCTATTTCTGTGTGCTGCGGATTTGATTCTGTTTCTTCGTGTGCTGAAACATTGTCTAATAGGCCAGTGTTGCCACTGGGTTCGACGTTGGTTTCTGTGTTCATGGGTTCCTTGCTCGGTAGATGCGTGCCTCAATTTCCCGAATAATGCTGTTCTGTCCCTCTCGGTAGAAAGCATAATCGGCTGGAGAGCCAGGCACAGCGACAGGCTGCTCCAAAATTGTATCTCTCATGTACTTCATTAGCTTGATACCATCCTCTGTACCAAACACTCGCAGGTACAAACGGTCAGTATCCTTGCGTTGCTGGTCAACATCTCGGATATCTTTAGCCTGGCCAATGGCCTCTAGTTCATCCCAGCTCATTTAGGATATCCAACCGGCTTATCATTCTTGTCTGCAAATGGTGATCGGCCTTGTTTAATTCTGGTAGATGCATGATCAACAGCTTTTTGGACTATGCCTGGTGGCATCTTATCCATAAACGTCTTTGAGCTAGGGTCATTGTTTAACAAGTAATTAAACTCCTGCTTTGTCAGGTTTGGCACAATTAATGGGATCTCTGTTTCTTTCCCATTTAATCCAACACCAATACTTATCTCTGTCATGACGTTACCATCAGGGCGCTTAATCTCACCAAAAAACCCAGATCCCTTTGGGGTGCCATCAGCTCTATTGCCGTAATCCATTACATGCCCTCCGGTGGTGGCAATGCTGGCTGTCCTTGTGGCTGCTGTTGCTGCATCATTTGCATTTGAGCCATGGCTGCCATTTGTTGCTGGTTGTTAGCCTCTTCCATCATAATTGCACGCTCAGCTCGGTTGTTTCTAACCGACATTGGCACACCCATCTTGTCACCTAGGTAGTCAACCAGCGCATCCATCTTTAAAGCAATCTGGCCATCTGGTCCCAAATTCTGCATAAGTTGGGCATAATTTAATATTGCGCCAATTTCTTCCTGATTTTGGGCTTGTGCAAGCGGAGCCACCGGCACCACCTTAACCTCCAAGCCATTGACGCGCAGTGGCATATCGATCAGGCCACGCTCGTCCATAACTTCCAAGATCTTCGCTGTCAGCGGGATCATTGTTTCGTTAATTAAACGACCAAACGCAGATCCAAGATTCTGAGCCAGCTCTTTCATGCGCTCGACAATCTCAGTTGCAGATCGTGCGCTCATGTTCTCAGGCGGCAAAGACTCGTCCAACAGTATCCGCTTGATGTTGCTGCGGAGATCGTTAATAACCAGCTGCGATACATTGAAATCACCAGATCTAGGTAATGCCAAGAGAGCTGGACCCTGTGGCCCACCGTTTCGCGCAACCGGGATAATCGCACCAGGCACCAACTTAACGGTATTCGGATTTAGTACGCCATCATCGGCTGCTGTATACACGCCACTAACGGCCATGCTGGCATTTTTTAGTAGGAGCTCAATGGTTTTGTTTAATGTCTTAATGTCTGGCAATGCAGTCATCAGTGGACCGCGACCATAAATCTCGCCGGCCACCTTCATGTAACGGCTAATTACCCATGGGCTAGACTTGCGGCGGCGATAAACCAGCTCAGTCTTAGATACCTTGTCGATAACGTGATAGCAGTAGTCACCTCGTCCATGATCATAGATTGTGGCTTCCAGCAATTCGATATCATCAGTTGGTTTGTTATCTATCCTGCGCTGCATCTCATCAGATAGTTTTGCATCTGGCCACTGCCGAATAATGCTTTCACCCTTCATGCGGATCTTGCGATACACATTGTCTACCTGGCCATTTGCACCCTCTTCATAGCTGACCAGGAATAGTGGAACAGGTATAAAGTTAATTGGGTTAACCGAATCACCTGGCTGCACCATCATGCATGCAGTGCCAACAGATAGATCTAGCAAAAACTCACCCATAGCAATATCAAAATTAGATTGCTGTAGGACGGTAAACATTTTGTCGCAGTAGGTTTCAAAGATATTCCTAGCCATCTGCTGCTTTTCAAATGGAATATCTGAGCCCGGCTCAAGTGTTGCCCACTTGCGTTGCGGTGGGAATACTACCGATTGCAAACGATTGGCAAAACGCTGCGTGCTATTGATTGCAGTTGAATCAAATACGCGCTGCATCTTTTTGCTGCCAACCGCGCCACCTTCCCATACGCCATACAATTGACGCTGCGGTAAAGCAAACTCATACGCATCTTGATACAGCTGCTGAAACTCATCTTTCTTTGTCTGAGCTGCAGCCTGACGCTTAATGATTTGTTCTGGTGTTAAGCGAGTACCACCAGGAGCGGATTTATCGTATTCCATTATTCGTACCAATCTATACGTAATTCAGCCATCTGAGAACTACCGTTTACATTTGTCAATCTAAAGAGATAAGTAGTTAGTGGTTTTAAAATAAATTCAAAACTTAAACCACGACTACCTGCACCGCTTCTATTTCCTTGACCTTCTGCGCTTGTAATCAGTTCAGAATAAAACTCTGTGCCTACCGCACTTACCGTAGGATTTAAAACTGCAACACCCTGACTAGCAGTATTAATTACCCTATTGCGTCTATATAAAGTCATTGATGTACCACCACTTGTAGTGGGAGACTCATATACATAAATTTCAGCTTCTCCACCAGCTTGATAATCAACAGATGCATGAGCCTCAACACCAGCCGGAAAAGCTATCGCAATATCAATATTTGCTCCGACTGCTAATCTAGCTGTATCTTTATGAGTCTTATAAACATAATACGCCCTACCTTCATGCAGCCTTACATGATTAACGTCAGCTGTAATTAAAGGTGAGTCAGATCCAGCAACAACGTAATTTCCATCATTGTTTTTTTGAGCAAGCGTTGAAAATCGTGACTTAACATCACTAGACTCAAGATTAACAAGAGTGACAGCCATTAATCGTCCTCTTCTTCAATTTCACCCATGCCAACCAGCGCTGCAGTTATTGGACCACCCGGCTCCCATGTATCGCACGTTCTGCTACCAGTGCAAGGTATATCCCACTCGTCGCAATAGCCGGAACTGTCATTAGTATCAACCCATGACGGATCAACTTCTGGAGGAGTTACCTGCTCATGTTTCTTCATGCAATCATCAATGAATTTTGTTTTCCAGTAATGGCCACAGTTTGAGCACAGCATTTCTCTGGCTGCACGCTCACTAACATTCCACTTTGTTGACTTGATAATC